AGGAAATTGAGCGTCGCTCAGTAGGAACTGGCAACTTTGCTGGTCTCGTAATTCCTCAGTACCTTGTTGATCTAGCAGCACCATTTGCTCGTGCAGGTCGCCCAACAGCAGACTTCGCAACAAACAAGATGGTATTGCCAGCAGCAGGTATGACACTAAATATCTCACGCATGACTACTGGTACATCAACTGCAGTTCAGGCTGCTGAAAATGATGCTATCTCAAATACAAATGCTGACGATACACTATTGACTGTGAATGTTCGTACAATCGCAGGACAACAGGATATCTCAAAGCAGGCAATTGAGCGTGGAACAGGTATTGACCAGTTCATCATCCAGGATCTTATCCGTGGATGGCACACAACACTTGACAACCAGATCCTTAACGGTGATGGTACATCAGGTGCAATGCTTGGTATTGATGCAACACCAGGAAAGAACAATGTTACATTCACAGAAGCATCACCAACAGTGGCAGAACTATATCCAAAGTTGGCAGATGCTTACCAGTTAATCCAGACAAATGTATTCCAGAATCCAACACACTGGATTATGCACCCACGCCGTCTAGCATTCTTGCTTGCAGGCGTTGACGGTTCACAGCGTCCACTCGTTCTTCCAGCCCTAAACGGCCCAATGAACGCAGTTGCAACTGGTGCAGGAGCAGCAGCATATGGTAACTCAGGTTACACAATGATGGGTCTACCTATCATCGCAGATGCAAATGTTCGTACAGACGCTGGTGCTTCAGGTACTGAAGATCGTATCTACTGCGTAAATGCAGGAGAACTACATCTTTGGGAGCAAGCAGGATCACCATTCGCATTGAACTTTGATGCAACTGGTGCAGGCTCACTCACAATCAAGTCTGTAGTCTACGGATACGGAGCATTTACTTCTGGTCGTTATCCAGGAGCAGTTTCTGTTATCTCAGGAACAGGTCTTGTAGCACCTACATTCTAAAGTTTACATAGTTAATTCTATGTAATACTTAGAGCAATCTAAGGGAGAGTAGGCCTGGATGAACCCCGCATTTGGGCCTACTCTTTTTAAAAAGGGGATTTATGAAGAAGATTAAAAAGATTTTTAGAATTAAAAAAGAGACAGCAAGTGCTACTCCTAAGACGGAGAAGGCTATGTTGCCTAAATTGGAGAAGAGGAATAAATGAGCAGACCTACGCTTGCACAGAGTTCACAGCCTAATAATGTCTATACGACTTTAGCAGATGTGAGAAATGCACTGCAGATTGAAGACAGCCTGGATGATAATGATATCCAAGCAGCGATTCTTGCTGCAAGCCGTATGATTGATGAGTATTGCCAGAGATCTTTCTATCAAGAAGGCACATTAGCAGCACCTGTAACTAAATATTACACGCCGTTAAGTCCGTGGTATTTAGAGATAGATGACCTTATTGAACCAACAGAAGTAAGATCAAGAGCAAATCAGTCTGGACCATTTACACAAGTCTGGAACTTAGACACAGACCTTATGTATGAGCCTGTTAATAATCCAGAAGTAGGTATGCCAGTAACAAGACTATTAGCAATTCAGACATATGTCTTTCCTTACTTCTTTCCTCAGACAGTTAAAATAACTGGAGTCTGGGGTTTCAAAGCAATCCCTTACGAAGTAGAATTAGCCTGTAAGATTCAGGCAGCAAGATTATTTGTTAGAAAGCAATCTCCATTTGGTATTGCAGGCTCTGTAGAATTAGGAACAGTTCGTCTTAATTCTCGCCTTGATCCAGATGTTGAGATGCTATTAAAGACTTATCGTAGAAACTTTGGATTGGCATTCTAATGGCTATTTCCAATATCAATGGTGTAAGAGATGCGTTAAAAGCAAATCTACAGACAATAACAAACCTGAGAGTTTATGACTTAATTCCAGATGTTATTGTGCCACCATGTGCAGTAGTAGGACAATTAGATTTCACATTTGACATTGACAACCAAAGAGGTCTGGATCAGGCTTCTGTTGATGTATTTGTGATTGTACAAAGAATATCAGAGAGAAGTGGACAAGAAAAACTTGATGTTCTTTTGGCTGGAAGTGGTAATGGTTCAATCAAAACTGCTTTAGAGTCAGATAGATCATTAGGTGGACTTGTTAATACTCTAAGAGTTATAAGTGCTGAAAGTGGTACTTATCAGACTGGAGATCAAACATTTTTATCTTACCGTTATAACCTCACAATTTGGGGATAAGGAGAAACAATGGAATATGTAGTAACTAAAACAGCACTTCGTGGTAGACAGCCAGGTGCAAAGTTTACAGAGAAAGAATTGCTTGATTTAGGTGCTAATATTCAAAAGTATCTTGAATCAGGTAAGTTAAAAAGAGTAGACGCTTTATCAAAAGCACCTACACCAGCAGTAAAAGAATCACCAGCAATACAAGCAGTAAAGCAAGAAGTACAAGTGCAGAAGGAAGAACCTGAAGCATTTGTTTTTAAATCAGATAACAATGAACAAGGAGATAAATAACAATGGCAAGAATAGTACTTACAGATGTAGATGTAGAACTTAATGGACAACCTATTGGAGAATACATTTCGTCAGTTACAATCAATACGCCAGAAGATGTGGTTGAGACCACAGCCTTTGGCCCAGTTGGCGCAAGAACAAGAACTTCAGGACTTAAGGATCACTCCGTAGCCCTTGAATTTCACAACGACTTCGCTTCAGGAGCAATGGAATCAATTATTGATGGAATTGGAATTGGTCAATTAACAAATCTTGTTATCAAGCCAACTTCAGCAGCAATTTCATCAACTAACCCTGCTTACAGAGCAGACAATTCAGGCTCTGGAGCAACAAAGGCTGGACAAGTTTTGGTTTCAGAGTGGACTCCACTCAACGGTGCAGTTGGAGAACTTTCAACTGTTTCTGTCACATGGCCAATTTCAGGTCAAATCGTTAAGGATACAACTCCTTAATCATGGCAATCATAGTTTTAACTGATGTGTCAGTACAAATTGGACCAAGTTCAGGAACTGTGGTAGACTTAAGTGACCATGTTTCATCAGTTCAGTTAAGTACTGTACATGATCTTTTTGAAACTACGGTTCTTGGTGATGTATCAAAACGACAATTAGCAGGACTTGCAAATAATAGTGTAAGTTTTGACTTTTTGCAGGATTTTGATAATAACTCAGTAGAAGATACAATCGCTCCACTTGTAGGAGGACTTGCTTATTGCAAAATAAAGCCAAAAGGCAGTGCTAGTACAAGTGCTTCCAATCCCAGATACGAATTTGAGATTACAATTTCCGAATGGACCTCGTTAAATGGTGGTGTTGGTGAACTATCAACGGCACGAGTAACTTGGCCTATTTATGGAAATATAAATAAAATTACAACACCTTAAAGGGGTAAAAATAATGGATGGTTTATTCATAAAAGTCAAAACAACAGATGGTGAAGAAGGCGTATATCCTATTCGCCCAAAGACTATTGTTGCCTTTGAAAATAAGTTCAATAAGGGCTTTGCTAAGTTACTTACAGAAGATCAAAAGTTAGAGCACATCTACTACCTTGCACATGGTGCATTGAAGGATGCTGGTAAGGCACCAAAGCCTTTTGGAGATGCGTTTCTTGACACACTTGAATCAGTGGAGTTAGCAAATGACCCAAATTCCGAATCCACAGAGACAGCCTAACCTATACGGTAGCAATGGTTTCTGTGGAGACAGGGATATCTCCAAACGATTTGCTTGAAGCACCTGAAGGTATACTTGAAGCAATTGTTATTTATCTAAAGCAAAAAGCAAAGGAAGCGAGCAGGAAATGAGTAAAGATGCTATAGTGTTAACTGGTTTAAAGGAAACACTAAAAGCATTAGAGCAATTTGACAAAGATGCAGTTAAGAGTTTTAATAAAGTTATTAACTCTGAATTAAGAAGTGCTAAACAAGATGCACAAGGCTTTGTCTCTTCTGCGCCACCACTTAGTGGATGGAATACTCAACCTGCTCGCAACCCTCGCTCTCGTAATGGTGCTGGATGGCCACAATGGGATCAAAGCATTATCAAGGCTGGAATCTCAACCTCAAAGGCTGAAAGAAAAGTTAGCAAAGACTACACTACATCTGCTGGTGCCTTAAAGAATAGATCAGCCCAAGGTGCTATCTATGAATTAGCAGGTAGAAAGAACAAAAGCGCAGGAAAGAACAAGTTTATTAGTAACTTGGAAAAACAAGACGGAAACGCTTCTCGCTTAATCTGGAAGTCTGTAGATAAGAATAAAGATAGAATTGTAAAAAATGTGTTTGATGCCCTTGAAAAGGCTAAAGCAACACTAAAACAAAATTTGAATAAGGAGAGTGCATGATATGGCAACAACTGGAGCAGTAATTGCACGAATTGTCTCTCAGTATTCTGATAAAGGTAGTAAAGAAGCACAAAGAGATATTGCCAAGATGGGCAAAAAGATTGATGCATTTGGCAAGAAAGCAACAAAAGCCTTTGCAGCAGCAGGTGTTGCAACCGTTGCCTTTGCAGGTAAACTTGCAGTAGATGCTGTGCAAGGTGCCATGGAAGACCAAAAGGCACAGGCATCATTAGCAGTAGCACTTAGAAATACAACTGGAGCAACAGAAGATGCCATAGCAGCAAACTCAAGATTTTTAGATAGTCTTGAACTACAAGTTGCAATTGATAATGATGAGTTAATTCCTGCATTAAAAACATTAGTTCAAGGAACAGGAAATCTAAGCAAGGCTCAAGGATTACTCGCTTTAGCCACAGATATTAGTGCAGCAAGCGGAAAAGATTTGGGTTCCGTTTCAATGGCACTTTCCAAAGCATACAATGGTCAGTTTGGTGCTCTTACAAAATTAGGACTACCTCTTTCTGCTGCAACTATTAAAGCAAAAAACTTTACAAAAGCACAAGAAGAATTAGCAAAAATAACAAAAGGGCAGGCTGAGGCAGCAGCAAACACATTTGCAGGTAAACTAACAGGATTAAGGTTAAGATTTAATCAATTAGCAGATGGAGTTGGATACGCCCTAATTCCAGTATTAGAAAAATTTGTAGATCGTTTGGAAAATGAAGTTTTCCCTGCCCTTGAAAAATTTATTAGACTAAATCAACAAGAAATCGCTGATACCCTTGCTGGGACAATAACAGTTATTGAAAACTTTGGAAAAGCAGCAGTTAATCTTGCAAGCGCAATTGAAAGTCTTAGCCCTTTGCTTAAGTTTTTTGCTTCAGGAATTGCAAGTACCCTTCTTGCTATAAAATTATTTACTGGAGTAAAAGTGGTTGCAGGAATCTTAAAAGGATTCGGAAGAACCGTCTTCTTAGCAGGCAAAGAAATGAAGCAGTTCGGTGGTGAGGGTGCTTATATGAAGGAAGCCTTGCCTACGATTGCAAAAGGTCTTAGAGGACTTACTACTCTTGTTAATTCTTTTAGAGTTGCTCTTGGTATGGCTGCCGTTACAGGAGCAGCAGCCTTGGGTCCAATTGTTGCAATGGTTGCAATAGCAGGAGCAGCAATATTTGCAGTCTATAAAGGTATGGAATTTTTGCTTGACAGAGCAGCCAAAAGAGATGTCAAAAGAGATGCCGAAAAAAGACAAAGAATTCAAAAAGAAATTGATGCTAATGCCGCACTTGCTGCTAGTTATGATAGTCTTGAAGTAAGACAACAAAAAGCATTTGATAAACAAAAAGAACAGCAACAGATTATTCTTAATGGATTTAAATCTATTGAAGACGCAGTTAAAGACGCTAACGCAACAAGAATAAAGAATGCTCAGGATGCTGCAAGAGAAGCAAGAATGAATGCAGAGCAATTAGCAGATGAACAAAAGAGACTTTATATCCAGGGCTTAGAGAGAAAAGGTGCTAAACAACTTGCCACTCTAAATAGAAATC